GTGATGCTGCGAGAGGCATTAATCCATCGTATGTAAGGATTAGAATGTCACCGCCGTACTTCATGAAGCAGCGATCACCAATTGGTGCGCCTAGCTTCCATACACCGATCAATGCCCAAGTAGCAGAGCTTGCTGGGTCTGTGCCTGAGTACACGATGACCTCACCGTTGCTGGTTATAAATACTAGATTGTCATCAACCCCATATCCAGCGTCAATCGTCCATGTAGCTACGTCTGTAACGTGACCGCCAAACTTAGCAATAGAGCTTAGATCGAGAGTTTGTGCTGCTCCACCGACTTGATTAGTTGGCAAGTACCAAGCCTTTAATGATTCTTTTTGCGTAAACCATACCCTGTTCTTGAACAGAGTAATATTATCTAGTGTTGTACTTGTGACGCCTGTTATAGCGATAGGCGATACAGCAGTAATAGAGGCCCATGTAGTGCCATCAAATAGCAATGGAGCGTCTACACCATTGACTAGGTATAGATAGCTACCGCCGCCAGTCGTGACATTGATGAATTCCCATCGAGCGTTTGTTAAGCCTACCTTTACAGGCGCACCTACTGCACCAGCAGAAGTAACGTCATATATCTGTGTTCCAGCAATTGCGTACAGCTCCTCACCCGTGCCAGTTGAGTAGTTCATCAAAGTCTCAACCTGACCAGTTATGCCTGTGGCGTGGTTAGAGTACCCACCGCGTAAAACTACGTTTGAATAGGATGGAAAGAAGTTAATTAACTCGACAGCATCGGTAGGTTCCATGTTCGCAATAGAATCACGAGCATTCCAGCCACCTACTGGAGCAGGTACAGAAGCTACTTGTGCAGCGGTCTTTTGTGCTGGAAACATTAGTTCTGCGTTCCGTAGCCGGTGTCAGGCAGATTATCATAGCCGATGAGGACTGTACCCGGTCTTGGAGCAAACGATAGATTGGCTGAACTCTGATCTTGAGCCATAACGACTTCAAGTTCTGTCAGGAAGTTTCTATACATAGCCGTAGTATCGAAGCCCTTAGCCTCAAAATACTTCAGTTTCGTCATTAGAACGACTAAACGGTCTGGGTATATGCAGGTATCAGAGTCGGCTGTTAAGCTCGTCTTAGCCACTCCTAGTGAGCTTTCGGCCCATCCATTGCTTCTATACTCATAGCCTAAGAACTCATTGTCTGAAACGCCGGGCCAGATCTGGAAGTATGCACCTAGCAAGCGCCAACGTATGCGCGGGCCAGTAGAGATGTAGCCTGACAGCAGCCATTCCCATTGTTGAGCGTCAATTGGGCCAAGCATCTCCCAATGTTTGTCCTTATCCCAATGAGTTCTAGGTACTGTAGAGTCGTAATCTGCTGGCAGTGCGTACTTTACCTTCATAAAGGTAACAGTAGCGTTTGTGCCTGAGTCTGTGAATTGTTGGGTGGCAGTTATTGCTGTGCCTGAGTCAACTGTCTGTATCTGGGTGTCGTTTGCCATACCTACGCCAGTTAGCTGGTAGGTGCTGTCTAGTCCAGTGGTCGATGGTATTGCTGTGACTGTAGAGCCACCACTAGCCCATGTGCCAGTAGTAGTTAAGAATTCTGTGTAGAAGCGGTGCTGTTTTGTAAGTCTACGCCAGTCATGCTTACGGAGTAACTCGTACCCCGAAGCATTCATGAGCGCAAGAATCTGAATCACATCCTGATTGGTATTACCTGCAACTGATGTTGGTGTACTAACACCTAGTTCGTTTGTTACCTGTGAAACCAGTTGCAGCATCGTGGATGACATACTTTAATCCTCTTTTTTTGGCCTTCCCATTTTAGGCTTGCTAGTAAGAAGAGCCATCTGCTCTTTGAGCATCTCAATCTGCTTCTGAGCATCCTCTAAGGCAGTTGAAGCAGCAGTCTGGTTTTGTCTCGCCAGATATGCCCTAGCCTTGTCTCTTAACGCAAACCCACTCATACCGACACGCTGTAGCTGGGAGTCTGTAGATGTAGCTACCTGCTCCACCGTCTGGTACTTTAGAATCTGTAGCTCTTCCATCTGGAACTTGTCGAACTCTTTAGGCTCGTCAGCATTCCACTTAGAAAGCATTGTACCGTAAACCTCTGCACCTTCATTGCTCTTCATCTGAAAGTACAGCCATTGCCTGACAAAACGCTCTTTGTGATCTTCCCGTACTGGCTGGTCGATTACTGTGGTCTTGTCACCGGGTATGTGTATTCTTACGAAAGGCACATCCTTGTAACCTTCTTCCTGACTCTTGTAAAACTCAACGTGCAGAGCGTTATCTGCATTATTCATGTCGCTTTCCATTTTACTGTCCTTTTTGAAATGGTCTTATCATTGAGGACTAGGGAAGTCTCCCTCCCTAGTTTATTACGCTGTGGTTATCGAAACCCACGTTGTTGCTGATGTTGCATAAAATACTGCGGTCTTAGCTGTTGCCAGCGAAAGACTTGTTGCTCCTGCATTGATTGTACTTGCAACTGAGTACGGGTATACAACTACCGTCACACCGCTATCATTACGAATTACAACTGTTGCACCAGCTTCGGTAGGCAAAAGACGAACGCCAGTAGATGCTGATGAGGTTGTAAGCGTATTGTAATCGGCAGATAGTAATAGTGCGTCCGCAATCGTTGTTCCAAGAGCAACCAAGCCAACAGCGCCAGTGCCACAAATTGATGATGTGGACAGAGGACTGTTACCTGCTCCTAAAACTCGTGATGGAATAGTCATACTAATCTCCTTAAAAACTGGAGCGAGTTACCCCGCCCCAGAATTAGATTACAACGGTGAAGTCGTTTTACGAACCCAACCGTACTCGCCTGATGCAAAGGCGGTATCGGCAGTGTAAGTACCTGCGGTATCAGTCACGGTAAACGCACTGTCAACTGTGCAAGTACCTGTCGCAACTGAACCTGAGGCAAGAACATACACCCAAGTGTCGTTCAACGTCCCGATCTGCGGAGTGCCAAGAACCATAACCGCAGCCGCATCACGCTGTGCGAACATTGGAGTTACAAAATTTAATACGCCAAAAGTAGAATTAGCCATTTTTATATCCTCCTCGTTAAGCCAGCAGAACGCCGCAGAATTGCGGGCCGCTTGAAGTTAAATTTCCAGCAAAGCCAATTAATTTTACGATCGCGTCTTGGTTCACCGCTTGACGTTCGCCACCGATAGGTACGAAGTTGCGGTTAACATTAGGACGGAACATCAAATACTTGGTGTTCAGCATCCACATATGACTTGCTGTTGCGCTTGAACCGATACCACCGTCCAGAACAACATCAGAAGCCATACCAGCGCCGTAGTATTTGAGTGAAGCAAAACCAGCTCCAGCCGTGCTGTTTCCACCATCGCTAATACGCTGAATGCTTTGCAGCGATTGCAGGTACATACGATAGAAGATGTTATCAGCAACGATCAGATCAGGCTTGTCCGTACCCCGAATCAACTGAACAGCTAGTGAGTCCATGTAACCTTGAATGTTGGATGCTGAAGTAGCCGATCCACCATCGGTAGCTCCACTGAACTTAACTGAACGCCAGAAGCTATAGGTAGCACGATTAATGCCGCCGTATGTTCCAGTGCTTGGTGCATCAGGTACAGCAGCGCCTAGCCCGGTCAAATTCTTACCAGCGTTACCAGTACCATCGAGGTACAAGTCACCACTGATACGATTAGCCAATTGAGCTTCAGCAACATTCATACGACCATCAAGCAGGTCAATGATTGCTTCTTTACCGCTGTTCTGAATCATCTCAAGACCGCTGATTGAAACAGCAGCAGCGTATTGGGTGATTGAGAATTGAGCAGCAGAGATAGGGCTGTTTTGCGAAACATTCAATACTTCATAGCCCGAATAGCTATTGGTATTATTAGTTGCCGAATCTGAATACATGATTTCCTGAAGGATAACATTCCCACCAGAAAAGGTTTTTACATTGCCACGATCTTTCAAGCGGCGCAGTAAAGCGTTGTTGTTTGTTACGTTGTCAGCTAGTTCACCCGTACGACTTTGAATGTTAGTCGCAATGATGTCGCTAACCGAGCTATTGGCGAAGGCCATAATTTACTCCTCAGTTTAGGTTATCAAAAACGCTCATCTAGGTTAGCGAATTGTTCCACTAACATTGAGCGCCTATCTTGCGCTTTGGTCGTTGTCGATACCCCGGGTGTGGAGCTTTTAACGCTAACCGCTGCCGCCTTAGCAGCTTTCGCCGCTTTGTCTACCAGACCTATCTTTTGGACGTTTGCACTAGCCTGTTGGGCCTGTGTTTGTCTATCGTATAAGTCAGCGTCTAGGCGTAATGCCTTGTCGTAAGCCTCATCCAGCGTATTAGCCATACCGCCTTGTAGCAGTTGGATCATTGCTGGTCGAAGCTCCTCGAAATACTCTTTCTTTTGTGAGAATGAGTCTATTTCGCCGTTCATAATCTTGCTAGATTCAGCTTCCTTCTCTTGCTTCCATTGCTGCATCTCGCCGCGCACTGAGTTTAACTCGTTGCGTAGTCCGTATACTATATCATGCTGTGGTGCTTGTTGCATACCATCCTGATTTGCAGCTCCCATACCATATTGCTCTCTCAACTGAGCAAAGTAGTATTCCTTTTCCTGTGGCGAGCCGTTGCGTAAGATGTTATCCGCTTGCAATAACCCGCTAATGGCTTCACTAGGTTTAATGCCTAGACCGTTTATCGTATTAAGGTACGGCTGTACTACCCGTTCCATCTCATCAGCGTACTGAGCTTTAGAGATAAGCGGCTCAACACCAGCCCTCATCTGCTCCTCACGCTGCCATGCGTATTCTTGTAGTTTTGGCGATGCTGCTGCCCACTCCTCATGGTAGTCCTTCTTCCATGATGCTGGCGCTCTTTGCCATACTGGAGGCTCTTCTACTACTTCTGGAGCTTCTACAGGTATCGTTGGCGCGTACTTGCCATCAGCACTGCGTACTCTCTCAGCCTTTGGCTCTGTCTCTAATTCATCAAACTGCTGTGCTAGTAGTTCTTTTCTATCTATTACGTTTGTATCGGGTACTGACTCTGGCATATCCATTTATTTCTCCCTGTGGGGGTTATTGGTAAACCTTTGGTTATCTCGCATACGATCCAGTAGCTTGTTAGCTTGGGAATGCGACATATTTGCTAATTGTGCGCTTAATACTTCTCTGCGTGTATCTTTTACGACAGGTGCGCGGCTTGTCATAGTCTCGTTACCGACCTCAAAGCAGTTATGCTTCCTTAGATGCTCACGGTGCATAGCCCTACCAGTAATCATTGTGCCATCAGCCATAGACTTGTAAGGAGCTATGTCAGGCATGATGTAGACCTTAGCATCATATTGCTCTGCGCCTACCTCTACGGCTTCTCCGTCTATATATACCCAAGACTGTCTCATGATTGCCCCAGAACAATAGCTACTTCAGTATTAGCGGCCTCTTCTGCCTCACGCACCTTATCTACCTGTGCCTTTGCGCCTATCTCTGCGACCATGATGCGAGTAGATGAGTCTAGTTGTGCTTTGTAGCGATTAAACTGATCTAGGTACTGTAGCTCCTGCATCTTCATCTGTTGGCGCATCTGTTCTAGCTGTGCGTCTGCCTGTAGCTTCATCTGCTCGATCTGCATATCTGCCTGTACTCGTGCTTGTTGAGCCTGTACGTCAATCTGTGCCTTCATCTGTGCGGCTTGTGCATCTGCTTGCATTTTCATCTGTTCAGACTGTTGCTGCGCTTGCATCTTTATTTGCTCAGGGTCAGGCTGCGGCTGTTTAGGCTGCTGTGATGCTGCCTTCATCTGTTCCAGTGCGGCATCCAGAGTACCCTCGATAGGTTCTGCTTGCTTAAACGCTCCGATACCGAACTTCATCACCTCTACCAGCATTGGTATCATCTCAGGTGACTCACGGCCTACAGGTAAGGCTTGACCTAAGAAGCCGCCGAACGCCTGTAGGAACTCTACACGGTTACGCTTGTTCTGATCTTCATCCAACTGCACCAGACTGTCAGCCTCGACATCTATTCTAAAGTTAGCTAGTGGCGAGTCTTTAAGAAGCTCTATAGCCTGTGGTATCAACTGCTGATCTGCCTCAGACATCTGCTGTGCAGAAGCGTACTGCAATAGAGTCTGTGGCTGGAACTTGGTACACATGATCTGCGCCTTGAGCTTAATCAGGCTAGACGCAAACAATGCCACCTCTTCCTGCATTGCTCTTAATCTTAGCCCGGCATACTGGCCCTTGATCTGTTGTGCAGTTGCGGTCTCGCTTGCACTGGTCTGACCCCTGATAATGTCAGATATGCCTGTAATCTCGTAAATCTGGCTCTTTATGTCCTCTCTTGCCCGGTAGCAGTTGATGAGCGTAGCAGCTATGACATCTAGCGGTAGGATGTCGATACTACCCTTCAACCCACCCTTTTCACTGAAAGCCATCCACTTATCCACAGGTATCAGAGTATTATTGTCTCCCTCTGTGAGTAGACGTTGTAGCGTTGGCTGGCTTGCGTCATATACTCCTCGTACCCTTAAAGCCTTGACCAGACCGTCAATTCTGTCGCTCAAAATGTCCAGCTCAGTAGCTTGATCCTGATACAGCACGAAGTCAGGTACAGGAACGAGTGAGTCAGAGGTTAAAGTAGCGTACAGAGGCTTGCCACAAGGGAAAAAGCCTTCGACATCGATAGGGTCATCACGCTCGTCTATGATGTAGTTGCTGTTCTTGCTAAACCAGTAGACCTTGCCGCTTTCCTTATCCCATAGCTCACATATCTTTGCTCTAGTATGCTCTTTGCTAGACTGACCGTAGGAGGTTAGTGTCTGTGGGCCACTATCTAAAGGTATCTTCTTTGCAGACTCCTCGCCAAAACGCTCTATAAGCGCCTCTCGCGTCATGTAAGCCCAGCGCCATACTACCGTAACCTCTTCCCATGTCCTCGCTACTGAGTGACCAAAGTCCTTCCAATGTACATAGTCTGTAGGAGCGCATTCGTACTCGATCTCCTCGTATGTCTCTGCTGTATCGTTCTCTACCTCATCAGAGTCCTCAGTGACTTGTAGCCCGTCCTCCGGCATATCACGCTCAATTAGATGTGGCTCGTAGCGTACCCATGCAACACCTCGACCGCCTAAGAAGCGATCCTGCACCGCATTCTTCATAGTTGCCCGGAAGTCTGGATAATGCTCAATCTCGTAGTCAATCGCTCTCTGAATGATCTGTGATGCTACACGACCTACTTGGTCATTGTCTCCAAAGCGGCGCGATACGTCAGCCATAGGCAGCTTAGAGTAGACCGCTGGGACTAAGGTCTGTACGTTTGACCAGAGAATATTAAACTTTGCAGTCTCGTTAGAGTTCTGGCTGCGGTTGTCATCTCTGTAGCGTTTAACGATCTTTGCAGAACGAGCCTCCCACTTCTTGTACTCGTTGTCGTATGCGCCGATTACGTTCAGATATTTCTCAATTGGAGTTTCGGTCATTTTCTGTCCTGTTGTCTAAGTGCTTCAGCTATTGCTTGAGGGTCTAACATTGAGCCAGCGGGAATGGCTGGCATAACAGAGAACATATCTTTGCCAAACTTTTTAAGTAGATTTTTACGCTCTGCTTCATTAGCATAAGTGTATACATCCTTAATCCCAGCACTATCAATGATCTGCCTTGCTTTGTTAGGTAAGTCACTAGGAACTAATGCCCCCTTAAACTCGCCAATACCTACCGATCTTTGCGGTTTTACTTCAAAGTAATTAGTTGGCATCTGCTTCAAGCCACCAATATAAGAAGATAATTCAGCTTTTAGTTCAGTAGGTATATTTTTATAGATTCTGTCTAGTGCATTAATATTGCCTGTTTCAGCTACCTCCAACATAGCATCGTCAGGGGAATAGTTTTTATCTAGGCTACGCAGCTTTTGTGATATGGAGCTATACATTTCATCTGACGGTTGTTTTATATTTGCAAATTCATCATTTGATATAAGCCTATCTCTGCCTTTAGTAATCTCATCAAACTTCTTGAACTTAGGTGTAGCTACTGCCCTTAGATTGCCTACACCATAATTCCAACCTTCAGTATTAGGGCCACCCTTCATATCTTTCACTATGTTTTCTAAATTAGCTTCAACATATCTTCTGTTTCCAGAAGGTGTATATCCCTTAAATATCTCATCTTTAACCTTTACACCACTTTCAGGCAAAGATTGCATAAACGTATCAACCCATGAGTCATACTCATTTTGATTAGCTTGACGTAGTTTGTATATCTGCTCATTAAACTGCCCTTTGTCTGCATAATCTTCAGGGTTTGGCAAAATACCCTTTTCTTGCAAGAACTTTGCTTGCAATAATTTGTTGTTTGGAGCATCGCCAAAATTACCTATTAGCTTTTCTAACTCGCTCTCACCTCTTACTGGTAACTGTCTAGGCAAATCTCCAAACATATTTGTAAGGTTTGCACTAGACTTATTATCCATCCCGCGCTGTATTTCTGGTCTGCGTTTTGTGTATGCGTCTGACTTGTACACCGGATTTACTTTAGAAGGCACTGCCATTTCCCTACCACCAACAAAGGTAATATCACCAAATCCTTCTAATGGACTAGATAATTTACTTATTCCCAATGATGGCACTGGCATACCACCTAATCTGTCAGCGCCATACAGTTTTTCAGCGGTTAAATTGTGAGTTACAAGCATTTCATCACCAGATTTAACGCCCGGCACATACTCTGACATTTGTGATGGGAAAGATTTGCCCTCTGGCACTACGCCCATTCTTGTATCAGGCATAAACTTTGCAAATCCAGTTTTGTTCTGTACCTGTTCAGCAGCTTTCATTGCAGCAGCCTTACCTAGACTCTTAGCTGCTGGCATCATTGCACCACCCAAACCAGCAACATCAAACAATCTAGGGTCTACCTTAGCGGTCTGTAGAGATGCACCTCTAATCGGCGGTGTGCCGTGGCTCATGTCCCTTACAAGACTTTCAGTTCCCTTCACGCCAGTCAAGTCAGCAGCACTCAATCCTCCAAGAAAAGGTATGCTCTTAGGTATCTTGTCCCGATCAAGAAACTCTGATACTGGAGCAAGAAAGTTAGCTACACCACCTAGAAAGCTATTCTGTGGCGTGTTCCTAATCTCGCCCCGATACGCAAGAGCTTTGGCTAGTTCTTTAGCGGAGGGCATTTTTTCTAGCCATCATTCTAGCTCTAGCTTGTTCTGCGAAGGTGTCCAGTGACGGGTCTACTGCTGGTGCGCCAATTAATCTAGCTTTAGCTTGTTCACCGTATGCGTCCATTGCTTGGTATGCAGGGTTAGTTGCAGATAGAGCAGCAGACTGCTGTGGCGTAATCTCAACGCCATTGACCGTCTCACTCAACAAAGTACGCTTTGGCGTATAGGTCTGTAGTCCAGCAGCTAGTTGTTTAGGACTAGGCATTATGCTGAGAATATGCCTACAGCCATAACCTCAACACCTGCTCCTGTCGTTACTTTCCATGCACCAGTAGTAGATGCAGCGTTGATCTCGATATTGTAGACATTGATACCTGTGCCGCATGATGCAGGTAGCACTGTATGGGTCAATATGCCTACGCCTGTTCCGTCTACCAGAACTACATTGCCTGTAGCAGCGGTGGTGACTGTACATATTAGTCTGTGGATGTAGTCACCGATTGCGCCTGTGCCGCCTAAGACTTGTGCTGTTTGACTGGCTGCAACGTGTTCGTACTGGTATCTAAATGGTGATTGTATGCTCATATTCTGCCTCTCTTTGGTTGATTTGCTTGCGCCCACACATCGTTAAGTGTTGCTGTGTTTTGCTCTCCTACCATTAGCGGTTTAGCTGCATCAGGTTGTCTGACTCGCGGCTCTGAACGCCAAGCTATTGATAACATTCGGAAAGCGTCTGCCGGATGACTACACCAGTCATGTCGTGGTGTCTGCCTAAACGCCTTCTTGTCCTCATCATACTCTCTCTGATATTGACGTAAAGCCTCGATGCCTTCACTGCACTTGTCTGCATCAAACCAGCACTGCGGCAAGACTTTACGAACAGCCTGTATACCGTCTTGTACTGACAGGTCTGGCACGATAGCTAGGCTATTGATGCCAAAATGTACCGCCAATTGCTCAATTACTGACTTACCAGCAGCCGCCAATGTCTTAGCTCTAGCATCATGAGGTAAATAGTGCTTACCGAAATTATACGGCTTTGCTAGGATATTTTCAGCTATTTCGTCAATATTTGCACCAGAAATTGCATAAAAGTCTACGATATGTACTTCATCTCTAATTACCTGATAAAACCAGACCGCTGTATCATCCCTATATCCTAAGTCCCAAGCAGTATGAACAGGCACGTTATTGTCGTAATTGACTTTGGTGACGCGCCCTTGCTCCGTAGCCTCACGCATCTCTGTGCCGTAGTACGCTCCTAGTATTGCAGCCTCGAAGCTACACTCATACTCTTGCATATACTGGTCAGGTGACAGTTGAGCTTTAGCAGCCGATAGCTCCCCATCTGGGAGTAGCTTAGATACTGATGCTGGCAGGTTAAGGCAAAACCACTCGCTAGGTATTCTTAGAGCGGTACTGTAGATAGTCCAAAAGGCATTTTTACCCTTTGGAGTTGATGCAAACACGCACCAGCCTTGCTTGTCTGATAGAGCAGGTCTTAGGATATTGCCAAATACACTAGGCTTAAAATCTGCGTATTCGTCCAGAAAAAGCCCATCAAATCCCAAACCTCTCATGGCATCAGCGTTATCTGCCCCAAATAGCCGTATTCGTGCGCCATTGACTAGGTCAACGTACAAATCAGACTCATTGACTGATGCGAGTATAGGTCTAGCGTAGTGCTTTAGGTATTCCCATGCCACTGACTTAGCCTGACTGCGGTATGGAGCTATGTAGGCAAATAACGGCATAGGACTAGCACAGAGGGCCGCTGCTCGTATCAAGTCATTGATAGCTGCTACGGTCTTACCTGCGCGTCTGTGAGCTACTAGACAGGCCCAGCGCTCTGTCCTCTCATGAAACGGCATGAAAGCCAGCCGGGGCTGGTAGTCCATTTCTATTTCGGTGCTTTCCATTTTATCGTGATTTCTACTGGCCCATCGTTCTTGCCTGTGAGTTCTGTGCGGCTCAATTTTGGTACATGGTACTCAATCATGTCTGTATAGCATCGGAATGCCATCAGTGGCCCATTCTCTGCTGCTATCGCATCTAGCCATTGTTGTACTCTATGTGCATTACCGTCTACAAAACGAGCTATAGCCTCTCTAGCATTGCTTGTGGCCTTGTTAGCCGCCCCTTTAGGTCTGCCCGGCCCTGCTCCTACTATTTTGTGTTTTTTTAATGCCATCATATATCTCGCTTCTCGTTAAGTCTAATAGCTGGTAGCTTGGCTGCATCTATTACATCTTCCATGTACTTTAGAGCGTCTAATCTTGTCATACCTTGAATGATTGCCGGAAAGCTACTTATTGGCATTCCACTAGGATCACAGATAATCTCGTGGATTTGGTAGCCGTTATGTGTCTTGACCATGCGTATCATATTATTTCCGTTAATTAATTTCGTTGGCGAATGGTATTCTTATAAATAACTTTGTATCCAATAGGACGCAAGGCTCTACATCCTGCCAATCATTCCTATCTGTTCTGCCCTTTACCTCTACACTATTTGGTACAAACTCTGTAAATTTTGCATACCATATTGCGTCCAATGTACAGACTACTAAAATAAATGGTAACTTGCTACAGTCATATAGTTGCTTGGCTGATGACCATTTGCCAATACTAAGCAGATAGCCACCCATATTACTAATTGCCTCCATCGTGTAGTTTCTTGTCTTGATCTCACAAAAACCTACGGCCCTTCCCTTCCTTTTCATTACATAATCTAAATGGTATCTAACAGGCATTTTTGCCATCTCACAAAACCATGTTTTTTCAAGAAAAGAAGCAATATCCCTTTCTCTGTTTAAATCCTGTTGCGTTTCGTATGTTTGCCTCATCCTATGCGTATCATGCTAGGAATTTCAGCTTGTAGATGGTGCTGTCGATTAACTGTGCTATCTCATCTATTATATTCTGTAGCTCTGAGTCTTGCGGTAGCTTCTTTCTTTCATCTTCTACATACTTACTTAGACTTGTTAGATACTTTAGAGGTGGTGTAGGCAGCAGATAATACTTCTCATAGTCATCTATAATTCCATAGCAGCCTTGATACGCCTCTACGAATGAATCTACTAGATCTTCTACTTCCTCATAGTACATACCTAGCGCAACGTGTTCGCTATAGCTTTTGGTCTGGAAGTGCAGTATGTGAGCGTTAGTAATGCTGTGCAGTAGTGTTAGTACGAATTGCTGTGGTGAATGACTCATTTATCTCTCCTATTTGATTTTGTAACGATCTCGACATGGAGCGCATACTCCCTCTACTAAACGTCCTGACCACTCGCCACACAAGTCGCAATCGCCCGGCACTCCTTTAACTAATGGCTTACTGGCCCGTTTAATTAGGATTGCTAGTCTCTTCTCTGCTTGCTCGTTAGCGTAATCAGCCTCGTCCATCTACCATCCTCTGTCTATAACAGAACTCCTTACACTTGCAGACTCCCTCTTCTGTTGCCTCGTTCTCACCCCATTTTCTAAACTGGATGACTAGCCTCTTTCTTACTTCTCTGCAATTATTCTTTAATATTAGTCTTTGTCGGCAACTGCGGCAATTGAATTGATATAAGCCAGAGTTAGGGTTCTTCTCTGCTATCTGGCACTCAGGACACAATAGGTTGTCTCTTTGTATAGTAGGTGTACAGCCAGACTTCTTTGCGGCCTAGTATCTGGTTAGACTTTATAGGCACACGAGTGACATATCTCTGCTTTAGTAAGTAGCATAAAGCCATTGAGATTTCGCAGGTCTTTAGGTCACATCTAGCGTCTATCTCAGCCAGTGTGATCTCGCCCACATAGTCCTTTAACAGCGCCCGAATTGTAGATACTGCTCGTGCCATACCACCTCCTGATATATATCATAATTATACCAGAGTATTATATTTATTTACATACATTCCATTGACCGCTTGGTCTGTGTGCTGCATACAAATCCTTACGTTCAGCCTTTCCTTCTTTAGACTTTTTATCGTCTCTGAGCGACTTTTTTATTAGATTAATGTCCTTTCTCCTAGACTCTGCATCAGCCGCATTGTCCTGTCTGTTTACCTTGTCTCCGTGC